AATTCTTTCTGCATGGGAGTGTCACCTTTTCTTTTATCATCATCCTCAGATCTTGAGTAAGATCTCTCTTTTGTTTCTTTTGATCTATGATCTCCACCTCTCATAAGTTTCTCATCTCGATAACGATCATATTCTTCCTCTGGAAGATACTGTTCACCAAGTAACTTCTCCTTTGCCATCTGTTTTACAACAGCTGGTGCTGGAGATGCATTTAAAATTTGTAGGAATATTTTTCTCTTCTCTTCTTTTGATGCACCTTCGGGAACTTTTCCTTTTGCTTTATATCTTACGTCAGATGCCAACTGAGATGCCTGTTTTTCTGCATCAGATGATCCAGCTGCATGTCCTCTCTTATCTTCATACACGGATAGGTATGCATCCATCAATGATTTATCTAATTTTTTAGACATTACTTCCCACGTTTCTTTCTAGATTTATTTATAAAGTTAAGAATAACTGGGTTGTGTGAAAGTCTTTGAACATACTCACGATGAGCATCTGTTCCAATTTCTCTTTGACTTGCAGGCACACCAGATATTTCAGTGAACTTCTCAGTGATATCTTTAATCCAAGATTTAAACATCATATTGCTTTCGGTGACTGCAATAATATGATTTGCACCTGTCCGAATAATTCGACCAACTAAACCAGTGTTGTCATTCTCTACAATATCACCAACACGAAATACATTTCCATTCATATAATTTTCACGAAGACCTCTCCAATCAAACTTCGGAGCAATCTGCCACATTTCATTTTGTTGTTTCTTGATTCTCATTGCTTTCTGCAATGCAAAAAACAGATTACGAGCGTTCTGATCATTCATGGTCTTGGGAACACCAGATCTGAATGTAGTAAAATCATTATCTGCGGCAGCCTTTCTCAACTTAGATGCTGACATTGCACTTACACCTTCACCGTCTGGATCACGATCACCAGCAGATACAACGTTGATGCGATCAAAATCATATAAATCTTTATTATATTTGTTTGCTAGATTCTCAAATTCTTTCTGACGATCTTGACCTACAACTATATTGACAGACCGAGCACCCTTTGCGTTTGCACCCTTTAATACATCGAAAATTGTTTTTGCATTCGGATCATTCATAATCCTTTTTGCATGTTGTGGAAACATCTGTTGCATGTATCCAATTTTAGTCTCAGGATCTAGAGGATTTTTCTTTGGATCATTTGATCTTGATGGATAGATTTCATAATTACCTCTACCAGCAACTTGTTGTACTTTGTTTAAAAGTTTCTCATGTCCAGTTGTAGGTGGATTAAAACGACCAAAAGCCACAGTCATATCAGCATCACCATTCTTAGGTTTTGATTGACCCTTTACGGTTTGCGAAGTTATCGCTTCAGTTATAAATGCTGTAAAACTTTTCATAATTGTGGAATGGGCATGGGATTACCTTTATCCCAATTCTTATCTGCGGTAAAGTTTGCACGACTGAACTCTAAACGATCTACAAGTTTTAGAGCTCTTCCTGAACGTATTGCAACAAATCCTTCAGGAGCAGTCACACGATAACCATTTTCTGTTTTCAAAAATGTACCAAATGTATTCACTTTCTGCAACTTACGAATCATAAAATTTTTCGCAGCCTGTAAATTCATATAAGATGCAACGGTCATGTATATCGCTTGTTGATTATCAGAGATAAATTTAAGACCTTTGTTCTTAAGCTCTAAGTATTTATCTTTTGTCGTTTTCATCTTTTTAGTGGCAATCTCTTTATCTAAAGCATCTGAAAAATATTGTGCAAAATCTCTTGCGGTGTTACGAGCACCAATCAAAGTTCGACCCTCACGAATATATCTGTTGAAGAAAGTTTTAAACATAATATTCAGAGTAAACTTATTCATGTTGTTTGTCTTCATTAGATCAAGAAATCGAGATGCCTGTTTCAGAGATCCTTCAGTTTTGTTTACTAGGTTTGCGTATATTGTTTTTTCCTGAGCACTCATGTTCGCTTCACCTGATGCATTTTGAAAGTCGGATGATGTTACAAATACATCCTGAGTTCCTTGTATATTAATATTACCAAAACTGGCTGACATGGCACTCATTGTTCTTCCATTGTATTGAGTATGAAATACAATTCCTATCTTTGCATTCTGCACTCTTTGACCAATCTCACTATCTTTTGGAACTGCATATACAATCGTGTTTGGTTGAAAGGTAATACAAGTTTCACCACCAATGTCAGCCTCTATTTTATCATCTGTAAATAATAAATCACCTTGAACTACATTTGGAATATTCAAAGTTGAAAAGTATCTATATGATGCCTTTAATTTTTCTGCAAGTTGGCCTGGCGAATATAAACGATCTACATCACTCTCTGCATATATGATCTTGGGATTTGTTTTATTAAATACTGACTTAGTTCCTACAAAAAATTCACCGTTCTCTGGATTACGACCACAGATTATAGCAGGAGCTCCATCCCACTTGACAGTCACACGAGCATCTGCTGCACCCTGATCCAACATCTTTCCAAGAGATCGAAGAAAAGCAATCGCTTCCCTCCCACCCTGAGATCCGTCATTTAAAATATTATCTTCAAGGTGTTCAAGGTGTGTGTTTTTCATTTACTGAGATCTCGTAAGAATCTGTCACCGTATTTAATTAATTTTGCATAGTCTGGAAGAATAGTTCCCAAGAAGCCTGGTGGTGCAGAGAAGTTACCTTTATATCTTAACGTAATATCAAGAAGTTTGTATCTTCCTTTTTTCAAAATAAATTTAGCCTGAGCAGCACTTGTTCCTGTTGCAGCAGGATCAAACTCTAATGTTGTAGGCAAGGCATCAAGTTTGATAATAGCAATCATCATACTGTGTATTCTTGCAGATGATCCAGTTGAAACTGTTGGGATTCCTTTTGAATTTACGTTTCCAACTCCTGTAACAAGGTAAAAATCATAGTCAAACTTATCCCAAAAACTTAAAGGAACATTATCCAATAAAGATAATTTAAGAGTTCGATCTAAAAGTGCGTCTGCAATCATATCCTTGACATCAGGTTCACTCATGGCATTCAAAAATTCTTGAAATAAAGGATTAACTCTGCCTGGAGAACTATAAAGTGATTCATTCACAAATTTTCTAAAATCTTTTCGTGTCTTTTCTGGAAGTTGTGTGTTACCACCTCTTGCAATCTCATCAGTTCCTTTTAAATTAATCAATTTAATGTTTTCAATTCTTCCATCAGCCTTGATTCTTTTAACTTTAAGATTAAAAATCTTTTCTGCATCTGATGGTTTGGATGGATCAAGTTTTGCAATGTCACTTGCAGATGTACCATTGGTTAAATCTGCTAGTGGCCCACCAGCTAGACACGCTTGTTTTATAACATTGGCAAAAAATGTTCTTCTAACATCAGTAATTTTTTTCTCCAAAGGTTTTAATTTATCAGCTGATAGAAACGTTGCAAAAGAAGTATTAACAAGTGTTGGAGATGCATCAGCTGGTCTTTCTTTTTTCTTCAATGATATTCCAATTAAAGATCTACCAGATCTCAAAATTACATCAGAAGAATTATAATCTTTCATACCACCAAGACCTTCCATTTTAATATCAGCAATGTCAGGATGCCATTTAGTTCCTGTTATGTAAACGATTTCTGGTACTCCTGGCATTGCACGTTCTCTTGTTGCAAAAACTGCTGAGGCTGCAGCAGCGAGATCGGATCTTAATTTGAGAGGAAGTTCCTTTCCCTCCTTTGGACTTATTTTTCTTGTTACTGTACTAACAGTTGAACCACCATCACCATCTTTAACTCTACCACTTGCGAAATTATCAACAGCTAATTGATACAACTCGTTGAAGGATTCTGCATCTTTTAAACTATTCTTTATGGTTCCACTATCTACAAGAACAAGACCAGCATAAAAAGCTTCAGATAATTCCATACTTAAAAAGTAGATAAATTTTAATTATTTATCTACTCTTTAAAAAATTTGTTTAACACATCTATTTGATCCTGATATTTTGCAATTATATCGAGTTCTTTTTCAATTGACTCCATAATATCAGAATGTTCTCCAATACCAGCAGGGTTTGTTAGATAAACTTCAACATTAGCTCTATGTTTTGCAATATCTCCTTGTGCATGTGCAATCAAGGCACTAATCATCTGTTTTCTCATAGATCACCCTCCTTACGATGTTCTGAATAGTAAACATCAAACTTTCCGCCAGGATATCTTGACT